AAAGAAGAGACAATGGTAATCGCTTTTTCAATACTTAGAGCTTGTTATCCAAAGAGTGATAGAATCGATAACCATTTCCTTTTTATAATGTCTGGTTTTATACATAAACATGTTGCTATACCAGGTAGATTTATATATAGGATATCAAAAGGGATACCATCCGGATCACCTTTTACTACACTAGTCACTACAATATGTTGTTGGCTGGAATGGTCTTATATATTTAATAAGTGTGGTATTAAAAATGCCGATCTTGCTGTGTATGGTGATGACACTATTGCAGGTTTAGATCTTTTTGACAGATTTCCCGAAGACATTAAACAGAAAGTTGAAAAATGGTTAGGTATGACCCTTGACCCTTTCGAAATTTCAACTTTTACGTCTAATGAGAATCAGGAACAAAACGCAAACTTCTTGCAGACATATGATTATTACGGACTACCGGGCCGCGACTTAAATACCGTTATACGTTTATTAGCATTACCAAAGAAGAATTCGACTAGTTATGTCGATAATGCTTATAAAATAACTGGTACAATATATACTGGGCCTGGAAACTATGCTGCCACCCAACTGATATGTGACTATAGAGATTGGTTGAGGTGGCGAAATTTACCAGATCACTACAGAGCAAGTGGTGAATGCCCTTTACCTAACTATATTGGCGAAGATGCCATGAGAATTAGTATGCGTATATCTTTAATAAACTACTTAAAAACTAACGTTAATTGGGTAGGAGATAAAGCTCCTAATGTTATGTGGTGGTTAAATAAAGAATCTTATAGTCCTAAGCGAAATAGTAAATTCGAGATGTTATATCGTAAAGCAATGCTAAATATGCCCATACATAACAAATAGGTATATATAGCTTATATGTTCGCAGAAAAAGAATTACCATACGCAGCAAAGTCTACGTGACGCGCTGGCATGCATATATGTATTATATATTGTGCGTGCTTGTATATATTAATATCCAGATAATGTATATTAATATATGCACGTATGCATGCGAAGACTGTTCGTAATATAGGGTATTATGGTATGTATCATAAATGTACCCATATCTAACTTATATCTATCGTAGCGTGTATACTTTATTATATATATAATGGATAAAGAATTTTTACTTAATGAGTTCCAAAAAGAATTCAGAGAGCCACGTGTTAAGACGCATGATATGTTAATGGAATTAATCAATATAAATAAGCAAGTTCGAACATGGTACAAGGACTTGAAACAAAAGCAATCAACCCTAGTTGAAATGCCTGATTCGTTCAAAAACGCAGGAGTTACTGTTGAGGAGTGGGATGCGCTTGAGGATCAACG